AGGATGCGCCGTTCATCAGCGTCTACACGGACGCGGCGACGACGCGAGATCTCGACGTTGATGTCCGCAGCCTGGCGGTGAACGGCGCAACAGAGATCCTGTTCGAGGCCGGTGTCACGGCCGCGATGACAGACACTGACCCTGACACCGACGCTTCGGTTCTTATCGGTGTCGGAGTGCCGGCAACTGATCGCTCTTTCGAATTCAGCCTCGACATGGTGTCCCGGCAGATTGGTGATGCCCTAGTCGACCAGTACAACGAATGGGCGGAGATCTTCCGGCTGCTGGTCCAGCGCTTTATGCGGATCGAGCATGCCCGCACCGGTGGCACCGATGATGGGGTTCGACTTGCGGGGCGGCAGATCAAGGTGACGGCGCTGCTCATCAACGATCCAGTCGCTGGGGAGCCGCTGAAGCCGACATCAGCTATGGCGCGGTTCTTCACCAAGGCCGATCAGCTGACCGATCCTGAGATTGTTAAATACATCACAGCGATGAAGGCGCAGATCATTGCCGACCCCGCCGCCTGGGGCACGCCATTGCGCCGGTACGGTCTGAGCATAGACGAGGGGGCGGCCATGTTGGTCGACGATTTCAGAAATGATCCCGAGAACCCTGCCTGAGCAGATAGCCGACATCTATCATCGGCTCGCCGAGACAGAGCGCCGAGGGCGTAACAGGCGCCGAACCGGAGTGGTGGATCAAGTCGACCATGAAAAGGGTCGGTACCGTGTCCGTCTCTCCCAGCAAGGCGAGAAGCCCTATTTGACTGGGTGGATCACGCCTCGGCAGCTCGGAGCCGGTCTTGTCAAGATCGACATCCTCCTTTCCGAGGGTGAACAGGTCGATGTGGTTTCCGAAAGTGGCGACCTCACCGATGCCCAGATCGACCTGAGCAATTATTCTGAGCAGAACCCGCGCTCGAACGGCTCCGTGCCACTGTCCATCCATATAGGATCGGCCGTGTTCGAGATGAGTGGCGACGGCATCACGATGAAGGCCGGGTCGGTGAAGATCGACGGTGATGTCGAAATCACCGGATCGGTCCTTTCTCATAACGGGATCAACGTAGGCGACAGCCATGCTCACACTGGTGTTGAGACCGGCCCGTCGGTAACCGGACCACCGGAAGGATAAAGTCATGACAGGCAAAGCGCAGTACCGTGTACGCCGCGCCGGTGAGGTTGCCGGCGTCTGGCGCGAGAAAGGGGCGGTCATTCCGCTAACTGATCGGCAGGCGCGTGAGCTCGCGCCGCCTTTTGGCCATGTCGTCGAACCGGTGAACAACAAGGAACAGCCGAATGGCAAGCTCACTCGGCGTAAACGCGCTGACAGGAAAGCCTCTGACTGACTGGGATCATGTCCAGCAGTCGATCGGGAAGATCCTGAGGACGCCTATTGGTGCCCGGGTGCTTCGCCGTGATTTCGGCTCGGATCTGCCTGATCTTGTCGATCAGAAAATGACGCCGCGCAACATTCTGGCGGTCTACGCAGCCGCAGCTGCCGCAATCGAGAAGTGGGAGCCACGCTTTCGCATGAAGCGTGGTCAAGTTCTCAACGCAACCGCCAGCGGGCAGCTGCACCTGGTTGTCACCGGCGTCTATTTCCCGCACGGGCATCTCGGCGACTACTCGGTTTCAGAGGATCGCACCACGCGCGTCGTCTTCACTCAATAAATTGGGAGCGGTCATGAGTGGCAGCCTCGACCTTTCCTTGCTTCCTGCCCCGACTGTTGTTCAGGAACTGGATGCTGAGGTCATCATCGCTCGGCAAAAGGCGACCTTCGCAGCTTTGTGGCAAGCGGTTCGCGATGCAAACCCGTCGCTGAATCTGCCTGACTATGACGTCATCATGCTTGAAACCGATCCGGTGGTGATCGGCAACGAAGCGGAGAGCTACCGCGAGGTTCTGCTCAGGGCGCGGATCAACGAGGCCGCCCGCGCAAACTTGATCGCCTTCGCTCGGGGAAGCGACCTCGATCATTTAGCCGCATTCTACGACGTCACACGGCTTGCCGGAGAGGATGACGATCGGCTTTCGACGCGGGTCATTCTCGCGATACAGGGCCGCTCCACAGGTGGAACCGAGGCACGGTATCGCTCAGTTGCCCTGGCCTCGGATATTCGGGTCCAGGATGCCGTCGTATATGTGTCTGGTCGCAGCCCTCTGGTGAAAGTTGCTGTATACTCAACCGATCCCAGTGGCATCGCGCCTCCTGATCTTCTGGCAAAGGTGCGCGATGCGCTGCAGGCCTCTGACGTCCGAATGGTCAATGACACCATCGAGGTAACGTCCGCTGTAATCGAGACTGTAGATCTTGCCGCCGAGATTTGGCTCTTGCCCGACGCGGATGCGGAAACGCTCGTTCGGGCTGAGGCAAACCTTCGTACCGCCTGGGCAGCAGCTCGCGCCCTCGGCCGGGATCTGACGGAAAGCTGGTGGACTTCGAAGCTGATGATCGCAGGCGTCCACAAAGTGGTGGCGATCACTGCGGGAGATTTCATTGTCGATCCAGCCTCGGCGATCTCCATCGGTGATGTGGCACTAAGCAACAAGGGTCGGGCATTCTGATGGTTTCGCTTCTCCCGGCGCAGAGCACCGAACTCTTCGAGGTCACACTCGAAGCGTCAATCGAGCCTCGCTGGTCCGTCCTGTCGGGATCGGCCGACGCCATCCGCGGCTCTAAACTGGTCTCTCCTCCGCCATCATTCTTGCCGTTCCTCATCTACGAGTATGGTCTGGGTGAACTGACGCCCTACGTGCCAAACCCCTACACGCTCATCGTTGAGCGGCAAGGGGTAGATTGGCAAAGGGTGCGCGGAACGCCGGAAGCCGTCGCTCGCGGCTTGGCCTGGCTTGGTCATACGGGAACGCTCGAAGATGCCTGGCATGGCCGGGCATTCTGGAATAGCACTCAGCTGCGGCTCGATGCTTTGCCCGCTGCGGATGATCCTGACCTCGAGCGGATAGAAGGGGTTACACGCCTTTCGCTGCCATTGCGATCCCACCTGCGGCGCGTCGTTCGCACTTACGATGTCGGCGCCGTTGAGGCGGACTACTCTCGTCTTGACAGCAGCATGCTCGATCACGAGAGCGGAACGGTCGTAACCCAAGCCGGCACGGTCTGGTCTTTCGGCAGAACGACGGAGATAGACCACACCCTCACCGAAGATGAGGGAACAGCTATCGGAAACTGGGTTGCTCCCGTCGGAGATGCTGGTCTTCGTTGGTCAACGATGCAGTATCCATGGGTGACGGCGACGTTTCGGTGGGCGGATAATCCGGCAACCCAACGCCGTACCTTGATGGCGGCATGGTTCCCGGCGCGAAGCCTCTACCTGACGTTTCGGGATGCCGAGGGCGATGTCATCGGGCATCGCTTCTGCCGTGCCAATCGGGCTGTGAGAGAAAGCGCCAGTGGAACGTATTTACTTGCAGGCGTTTCGTATCGCGCCGAGGTGGGTGGAGCCCGGGTCTACATAGAGGCCATGACCGATTTCGACGACGCGTTCGATGTCGTCGCGGCATCCGTCGAGATTACGGTCGGTGCAACGCTCGCTGATGGCGTCATGCCAGGCAAACTTTGGCTTTCCCCTGCGGAGTTGAGCGGGGGGCATCCTATCGCCGAAACCCCTGTTTCCCTGCCGCTGCGGCGTACCGTGCGCGAAAGGGTGAAAATCATCCTGAGGTTCTGATGTCCTACGAGCATGAAAGCGGTCTCCCGCTCGCCTATGATCGAGCCGCTGGCAAGCCTGAGCAGCAATCCGTTGTCTTTTATGGCGATCGCTCGTTCATCCAGGGGGCTGAACTCAACGAGTTGCAGACCATCATCCGCGGCCGACATGATCGTCTAGGTCGACTTGTTGCTGGTGACGGCAACAGGATCGAACGCGCTGATGCCGTGGTCGATCAGGAGGCGGAAACCGTTACGCTCACCGACGGCAGCATCTATGTCGCCGGGGATGTGATGCCCGTCGCGGCTGGCGTTCTGACGGACATCACCATGATCGGGCGGGTCGAGATCGGTGTTCGGTTGAGCAAGTCCTGGACGACGCATGAAGCCGATCCATCGCTTCTCGGCCTCGTGCCCGGATCTCTGGCGGAAGGTGAGCCGGGCGCAGCGCGCGAGATCGCGCAAATCGCATGGGCATGGGAAGGCGATGGTGGAGAAGGCGACTTCTTTAGCGTCTACACGCTACTCGACGGTACCATCCTCGATCAGACTGGGCCGTCCATTCTCGATCCGGCCATGCAGGCTCTTGCCGCATATGATCGGCCTAACGGCAATTACGTCGTATCTGGCTGCCGAGTGACATCGCTCGGCGTCGATGCTGGCAACCAGATCTTTTCGATCGATGCGGGCGAAGCCAATATCTTCGGCTTCAAGCGCACGCGGCTTGCGGCAATCCGCTACAGTGAGCCTCAGCAGTGGGAAGAATTGCCGATCCCGGGTGAAACCCACGTCTACCCCAGCGGTGCGAGCTACACCTTCACGGTCGACCAGGCGCCGATCGGCGTCATAAACTCGATCCTCCTCACGAAGGAGAAGACAGTGCAGATGACGCGCGGCGCTATCGCAAATGGCGCTGATGCCATTCCGGAGACTTCGATTGTTTCCGTGTCGAATGTTTCCCAGGGCGGCACGACTTATGCAGTGGGAACCAGCTATAATCTGGTTGGCGGCAATATTGATTGGGCGCCAGCAGGCGCGGAACCCGCCGCGGGTTCGACCTACAATGTCACCTTCCGTTATCGGGCTTTGGTTACGGCGGACAGCTTCACTGACAAGACGATAACGGTCTCGGGCGGCGCGGCGAATGGCGACATCATTGTCGCCTATACCCGTAAACTTCCGCGCATCGACCGGCTCTGCCTTCAGCAAGACGGATCGCCGGTCTATCACAAGGGTTTGCCGGCAAGGTCGAGCCCGCTTCCTCCCGGTATCCCGACGGATAATCTCAAGCTCTGCCAGGTATCCAATGACTGGATGTCTCCGCCGGTTGTGACGAACGAACTAGTTCTGAAACTGACGGAAGAGCAGGAGTGGAGTTATCGCAATCTCGTCGTCGATCTCAGCCGCCTCGTGCAGTTGGAGCGATTGAAGAGCGGTATCGACGCCCGCGAGCCGGTCGCAAAAAAAGGCATGTTCGTCGATCCGTTTACTGACGACACATACCGAGACGCTGGCTCGGCCCAGAGCGGATCGATTGGCGAAGGCATGCTACAGCTTGCCATCACGCCGACCTTCTATGACACGACTCTCAGTGAGGCGGTGACGCTGGACTGGGTCGAAGAGGTGATTGTCTCTCAGCCGCTCGTAACCGGTTGCGTGAAGATCAACCCCTATCAGAACTTTGTCCCATTGCCTGGTGCGCTCAAGCTCACGCCGTCGGTCGATTTCTGGACGGAAAGCCAGACACAGTGGCTTTCGCCGCAAACGCAGGAATTCAATCGCGGCGTCCGTACTGATGGAGGGCCGCTGGAAACGACCTCGACGAGAACGGAACTTGTCGATAACCGGACCCAGCAGCTGAAATTTCTGCGCCAGCGGTCCGTCGCGTTTCGCATCAGCGGCTTCGCGGCCGGTGAGATACTGCAGACGCTGACGTTCGACGGCATCAACGTGAAGCCGGCGGGCACACAGACTGCCAATTCTCAGGGCGTGATCAGCGGGAACTTTACAATTCCCGCCAATGTCACGGCTGGCACGAAGGTGGTCTCATCGCGAGGCATGGGCGGGACGCGCGCCTCGGCAATGTTCACCGGGCAGGGGACGCTGGAAGTCGACGTGATGCGCCGCGTCACAACCGTGAACAGTTGGACGCGGCAGCAGCTCGAAGAGATGCCGACGCGAACTGCGAACGTTCGGATTTTCGACAATCGCGGCGGCGGAAGTGGTGGCGGCGACGGTGGCGGCTCTGATCCTCAGGCTCAGATGTTCGCCGTTCCTGAGCTTCGCCAGCTTGTGGGCGTAGATTTCCACTTATGCGCCATCGGCAATGTCAACCGAGGATTGTTGATCGAGCAGGTATCGATCGACAATGGCTATCCGACGACGGACGTGGCGGCTCAGATCCCCGTGCCAATGGCGGGTGCGGTAAGTGGCTGGAAATCAGCCCGATATCCGCTCCCGGTGACGACCGCGCCGGACCTGAAGCATGCATTCGTCGTCAAAACCGATGACAATGCCCACTCGATCTCGATCGCCAAGCTCGGCGGCTTCGACGTCTCTCGCCAGCAGAAGGTTACGTCACACCCCTACGTAACCGGCCCGCGCTTCGACAGCGTCAATGCCGAGACGTGGACTGCTCATCAGGACGAGGCGCTCACGTTTCGAATCGTTGCGGCAAAGTACACGGCCACGACAAAGGTTGTGCCTCTGGGATCGTTCGATCTGGTTCAGGCGTCCGATCTGCAGGTTCGTGCAGCGGTCGACCTGCCAAGCTCTGGCTGCAGCGTCGTCTTTGAGGTCGTTAGGACCAACGGTACGATCTACCGGCTCTTGCCGTTCCAGGTCTTGCAGTTGACCGAGTTCCTGACGGAAACTGTGCAACTGCGGGCCGTCCTGACTGGAACGCAGAAGCTGTCGCCGGTGCTTTTTGCTCCGGTTCAGTTCGTCGCCGGCAAGATCGATAACTCGTTGACCTACATCACGAGGGCCATGGATCTCGGCGAGGCGGTTCGGGTAGCCAACTACTTCAAGGCATACCTGCCTGGTGGCGCGACCATATCCTCGGTCTCGATTTCCAAAGACGGTGGCGCCTTCCAAAACCTCGCATTGGTCGACACCGATGCGCTCGCATTCCCGCTTTGGACTGAGCGGAAATACGAGATCACCAACCAGACGGGCACGCTTGTGCGGCTCCGGCTTGTTGCCACAGGCGGCCCTGCTGCCCGCCTGATCATCGGCGACTATGGGGCCGGCATATTCTAAGGAGCAAACATGGCTTTGGTTCTGACTGAGCATTTTGGCATCCCAAAGCCTGACACCGACCTCGATGTCGACGACGAGTTCTATAAGCTCGGCGAAATATGGGATCTGATCGACACACTCTTGTGGCAGATTTCCCAATCGGTCGACGGGAAGGCTCCCGTCGACCATGGTCATTCGATTGAGGAGATCGCTGGACTTGTTCTCGCGCTCTCCGAGAAAATGCCCGCGAACGCGCAGTTCCAGCTCGATGATCTGGTCGACGTGGTGAACGCCAATGCCGCCCCGGCTGGCTACATCCTGGTGAAGAATGCGGAAGGCCAATGGACACCATACTCGCCTGCGGCAGCCTTGGGTCCGCATCAACATGGTATAGGCGACGTACTTAACCTTGAAGTAGCGCTAGACCTCCGGGGTATGAGAAACCGTCTGATCAACGGCGGTTTCGACGTTTGGCAGCGGGGAGTTTCTCAGACCTTAAACGGTTACGGAAGCGCTGATCGATGGTCGTGCGCGCATCTGGGGTCTACGAAAACTGCGTCGCGTCAGGCTTTCGCACTTGGTCAGACAGAGGTTCCAGGAAACCCCGCTTACTTTATAAGGCACGTCATCAACTCGGTCGCTGGGGCCGCGAACTATTGCTCTCTCAATCAGCGCATTGAAGGCGTGAGATCTCTCGCGGGGAAAACGGCAACGCTGACGTTTTGGGCCAAAGCCGATGCTGCCCGCTCCATCGCTGTCGAATTTTGGCAGCGTTTTGGTACTGGAGGATCTCCTTCTTCTGACGTTTTTGGCGGTCCCGTACAAAAACTGGCCATAACTACAAGCTGGAAAAAATACACCGTCAAAGGGTTGATCCCTTCGATACTTGGCAAGACGTTGGGATCGAACGGGGACGACTTCCTTGCTCTCAGCATCTGGTTTGATGCGGGGGCGAACCACAACTTACGGACTGGAAATCTTGGACAGCAGTCCGGTACATTCGAAATCGCGCGTGTGTCGCTCGTCGAAGGCGACGCGACGGACGAGGAAGATCCTTTTTCTCCGCGCCATCCCCAGCAAGAGTTGACGCTTTGCCAAAGGTATTATGAGGCGCACACCGTCAGTTCCATCGGCCTTCTTTACCGTGGAAATGTCACCTCAGGACAGGTGTACGCGACGCTTGTTCACTTCTTGGTAGAGAAGAGAGCGGTCCCCTCCATCTCGATATCAAATGATGGATTTATCAACTTCGCCTCACCGATCAGCGTGAACAGCGTCACAACCCAATCTTTTAGGGCAAATGCCACAGCGAGTGCGACCAACATCGCGCAGTTCAATAGTATGTGGGAAGCGGACTCGGAGCTTTGATCATGCAGGTTTACGGATTTACGGACGTCGACCACTCGATGATCGACGCCCTAATTGATGACGTTCGGATTTCGGTCCCAAACGACATGCGAAATAGGCATCGCCAGATGATCGCGGAGTGGGAGATGGCTGGTCATGTCATCCCCGATTTTGTCCCGGTGCTTGAGCCATCGGGCCCGTATCGGATATCCAAGACAACCCCTTGGTTGCGCATGACCGACGAAGAGGCAGCCGCTATGGACGCGCAGATGAGCCAGACCGATGCTCGTCTCAAGCAGATCTATATGGCCGCCACTTACCTATCATCAGATGATCCTCTGTGGGTAACCTTGCGGCAGATGCTGTCAGATCAATTCGGCGAGGATCGCGCCGATGAGCTTCTAGCGCCGGAGACCTAGCATGCCTCCGAAAATTCCACCGGCCGACGACCTGACTGGAAGTGAGGTCGCTATCGTCATCCAGGGCGGAAAACCCGTCAGAACCACAACGCAAGCCATCGCCAACAAGGCCTCTGCTGTCAGCGGTGAACCTGGCCTACCCGGCAAGGACGGAACTCCCGGTTTGCCGGGCAAAGACGGCGCGCCCGGTCAGCCCGGCAAGGATGGAAATCCGGGTCTCCCTGGGAAGGATGGTTCACCTGGGAAAGATGGTGCGCCTGGTAAGGATGGCTCTCCGGGCGCGGCCGGGCCTCCGAAGCGGATAGAGCGATTTGCGGGAGCCACCACTGCGACTGGGGTAGCCGAGATCAAATTCGTTCCGCCGTATGATGCTGTGCCGGATGTCGATGTGGTCGAGGACTGGAACGGTAATCAGATGATCACCGGAAAAGTAATCCCAGGCACAACGACAAAATCAGGCTGTCAGGTTCAGGTGATGATTTCCGTCGGAACGCTTCTCTTGAATGTCAGCCCGTTCTCAAAGGCTGGCGCCGGGGTCCCGATAACCGTCCGCGCGATCGGCAACTGATCGCCTCCTAATCTTTCAAAATTCAACTGGCTTCGAGGAGACCTTTATGGCCGACCTATCGTATTTCCATGGCGTAAATCTGGCCGAGAGCGCCGATAACCAAGCACTGCTTCGTGTCAGCAATTTCGGCGTTACCTTCTTGAACGGTACAGCCCCCAATGCTGATGCGGCACTGTTTCCGCTCAATACGCCTACTCTCGTCACGTCCACTTATGCTGCGGCCGGTCTGGGTGAAGGCGGCACGCTGTTGGAAGATCTCGTAACCATCTTCGGTGAAGGTGGTTCCATGGTCATCGTCAACCGTGTGGCCGACAGCGTGGATGTCGATACCCTCCGGGCAAACCTGATCGGCGACCCGGTTGCCCGAACCGGTCTCTACGCTGCGCTGCGCGCGAAGGCTATCCTCGGCGTTCAGCCGCGCGTCCTAGTGACTGCGGGAAATACCGGCGAATGGATCGACGACGGCCTTGTGTCCGTGACGATTGGGACAAACGGGTCCAACATGACCGCTGCTCCGACCATAGCCTTTTCCGGTGGAGGCTCCGATCCAGACAAGGTTCTTCCGACGGCGGAAGCGGTGCTCGGTACCGGCGTCAATGCAGGAAAGGTCGTCGAGATCAAGATCCTCACGGCCGGCGAGAAGATGTCGACGCCTCCCACCATCGCTTTCTCTGGCGGTGGCTCGGATGGCGGGAAGGTATTGCCGACAGCGATCGCCAACATCGGTGATGTGGCAAACCCTTTCGTCTCGGCTCTGAATGTGATCCTTCCGCAGATCAAGGCGCGTGCCTACATCTCCGGGCCGAACACGACCAATGCCGAGGCTGTTCGCTTCCGCAACACCATCAATGGCGGCCGCATCCTGGTCATCGATCCGAAGGGCATCAAGAGCGTGGATGGTCTGCCGGTCACCGTGCCCGTTGCGCCGGTCTTCGCCGGTGTTAGGGCGA